TCCCCCGTGGTATTGGTTTCAATCGGATAAACCACATCTCCCTCATCGCGACCAACAAAGGTAATAACATGCTTGTCGGTGCGTAGGGCATTGATTTCCCGCAACCCGTTGGTTACATTTACCCCCACTTCAGCCAGCGAATAGTCCTTCTGGTCGGCAACCGTTGAGAAGGTATTCTGAACCTCGTAGAACGGCCACCGTTTGTCGCTGTAAACGATCAGGTCGTAACCTTCCCCCAAGAAACGGTTCAGCACATCATCGGAGATGTCGGAACTATCAATATCGACAACGGAACGGATGTAGTCCCGCATCTCCAGAATGTTCACTGTTACTCCTTATGAAACGCGCAAAAATCTTCCCCCACCTTGGGATGGGCCTTGCAGGGCTGTCCCGAAACTGTTGTTGCAGCACACCCCGCTGCTAACTGTGGTTCTATTACATGTGTGCTGGTGTCCATAACCTGATGGACTCGTCTCTCCGTTCCCACTGTTTGCGGGCGCGGAGTGGATTCACGGTAGTTGTCGGCGGGTTGTCCGTATGGCCGCATTCGGCTGTTGTATGCGGCTGCTGGTGCCCGACCCATGTTGCTACCTTTCATCAGCGTTGGGTGGGGGTCACCGAAGCGACCCCCACCTAGCGCATGTGTTCGTTAGGCTATGCGGGGGTGATCCCGTACATATAGCCCTGACGGGCACGGTTACTCGTCGTCAACTCTCCGTAACAGAGAAGTTGCGAGAAAACCGCATCCTGATTGGTCGGGCGTACAAACGGCGTCGGCTTGAACCAAACGTCGCTGTGTGCAACCAACTGAAGGTACTTGGTGTTCAGGAAATACAACTTTCCTTCACCAGCCAGCACACCGTCAAATGTGATCGGGCAGCCCTTGAACATGAGGTTCTGGAAACCAGCATTCGCAACATCCGTATCGGTGTAGCGAACATTGGTCGTCAACAGAGCCTCATAGGCTTCATACTGGTTCTGGCCTGTGATACAAATGGTCGGCTGGTCGTTACCAACTGAACAGTTGTTATACAGGGTAGCCATTGAAGCAATGGTAATTGCCGAACTACCTTGATTGGTGACCGCAGACCGCCACCATGAGTTGTCACCATCGGTAGCATCAATGCCACCAACTGTACCCGTGGAACCGACCAGAGACGAAAGACCTTCCCAGTCGTCGCCACCGTTTCCAGTACCATTTCCGAAAAACATGGTGTTCATGTTCTCAATGACCGTCTCCTGCGTCTGGAAGATTTTGCCTTCCAGCAGGTCGATGATCTGAGCCTCACCGTTGTTCTTCGCTTCTTCAATGCCGCTAATCGTTACTGTAGCCGCGTACTGTCTCCACGAATACTCAGCGGCAGAAATGCCTGTCTGAGCCGTGATCGGAATAGTATCGGTTCCAGCATACGAGGCGGCTGTGCTGTTTGTGCCGTAGATAACCGGCACTACGATTTTCGCTCCACCGCTGACACGCCGAATTGTCTGACCGTTCGTCAACGCATAAAAAAGAGGACGCGCAGAGAAGATGTTGTCAGTCAACTTCGGAATGTAGTTTTTCAGCGTAGTGGAAAGAATCTCGTCAAAATTGCTGTTACCAGCAGCCATAATTCTTTACCTCACTAACTGTGTAGTTTCTTAGCGAGAATAAACGCTTCGCGAAGAGAAGAAACCTTATTGCCCGCATCTGCTCCGCTGACAACTGCACCCGCTTGAGTGGAACCTCCACTCGCCACAGGAACACCGTCACGCTTCGCATCAGTGACATCCTTGTCAGCCTGCAATCTTTCTGCAGTTGACGAAACCTCACTGAAGTGCATGTGGGCAAAGGCGGCTTCCAGATTCGGAATCTTGTGCCGTAGAGCATGTGAATACAACTCTTGGGCATCAAAATCGCCAAATCGGTCCTTCAACACAGCGACTTCTCGCTGCAAGGTCTGTTGCCTTGCCGATTGCGCCTGACGATCCAACGTCGCCTCAATCCGTCCCAACCGTTCTTCCGTCGGATCCACCGTAGTTTCCTCATCATCGTCAAACGAGAAATAGTCGTCGTTTGACGCCTTTTTGGAAGGCACGGGGTTGTCCGCCTTTATACCGTAGGCGTTAGATAAAGCGGTCAGAGTACCCTGTGGATCGGCTTCCATAGCCGCCACAATCGTCTCTGCCTGTTGTAACCGTTGACGTTCGGATGCCAACTCCTGCGTCTTACGGGTGTAATCCGCCTGACGTTGGTATCCATCCCGAAGTTCACTCAGGGTCACCTCAGATTGTTCACCGTCAACCGTGACGGCAAAGTGTTCCTCAGGTTCCGTTGCGACTTCTGTCGAAACATCCAGAGTATCCGCCGCAGCGGGTTCCATCGTTTCCATTATATTCTCATCTCCTTGGAGTCCATAAGGTTGTTCCTATAGATAAGCGAAAGTGTCCCGAAATCAGAATGATGGTAGTTCCATACCCATCTGATTTTGTAATTGTGCCACCAATTCGGGAGGCACACCCCCTGTTGGTGCAAATACTGGCGGAAGCGCACCACCACCGCCCGCAGGGGGTACGGGGGATGGTGGGGGCGCCACATTGGCGCCCGCAGGAGGCGCGCCCGCTACAGCCCCGTCGGGCGGCGGCGCAGCCTGCTGCTGCTGAATCATAAACTTTTGAGGATCCTTGATACCAAACCCTGTTTCAAGAATATGGAGAGCAATGGCGGTCGGATCGATAACCACACCGATCAAAGGCGCTACTGCGTTCAACAGGCTAATGGCCTGCTGCTTACGAATCGTATCATTCATCGGCTGCGTCGAACCAGCCTCAACGGAGAAATCGTACTCTCCGATAATGTCTTTCCGCTCATACGGAATATACAGATCGCCGCCACCCTTGGTAGCGACACGGGCCATCTGCTCCCCTGTCATATACTGTTGCATCAACTGAATGACACGGCGGGACATTCGACCAATTGCCAACTCAATGATCGCCAACTTGTCGGCGGCACGCGCATTCTGCGCGTCGGCGATAATCGACGCCTCCGTCGCTGTACGACGAATCTCAGGCATAGCCCCACGCGCATACTCTGAGATACCACTGACAGTGTTGATGTCATCCTCAATAGTATCACTGTACGCATAGATTTCAGGAGCAATCGCAACCTGCGGCAACGGCATCACCGTCTCCCCCAACGGCTTATTCTCATCTATGACAGGGACAAACCGACCATCCTGATCCGATTCCAACGCCTCACGACCCTCAGGTCCAAAACTGCGCTCATGGTACAGATACTTACGGGCGTACCGTTTCCTGTCGTTCATCAACTGCGAACGAGTCTTATCCAGTTCCAACTGCAAAGCCTCAATGGCTTCCAGATCACCAATCGGATAGAAGAAATCAGGAACATCGTAATTGCGAAGCATCACAAACGGTTGCCCCGACGCATACGGCATCGGTACAGGATCGACTAAGAACTCTTCACTGTTCTCAGCAAATACCGACATGGTGTTTGCTTCCACATCGTAATACTCCCAAATTGTGACACGCTGCTCCAGACGATCCCAATCATGGTCATCGTCAAACGCATCCGAATACTTCGGGTTCACCCCAGCATCAGCAGTCAACCGTTTCCGAGCCGACGGCTTATACCGAGAATCCTTCTCAGCCTCCTCAACAGGCCGCACAATCCGTTGAGCAATCCACCGCATGTCCTCCATGCACGTTGCCTCAGGATCGACAAAAATGTCGAACGGAGAGATACGTTCCACGAATGGCTGATCCTCCACAATCGTCATTGACGTATCAGGGATGGAGGCAACCATCTCCTCAGTCGTTGGCAACGACCCTGCCAAATCGGGCTGATCCACAGCAAAGCGATCAACCTCCGAAACTGCCTGCTCCAGCAAGTCCCCCCGTTCCCTCATACTCAACAGACGTTCCTGCTCAACAAACTTCCATCCGATTTTCGCCCAACCATGACCGAAGATCAGGAAATCCTTGACAATGCGGCGAAACGGTGCCCGAAAGTCGTGATGTCGCCAAAGATAATTGGCGACAGCCTCCACAAACGCTGCCCGATCCTTATTCTGCGGCTGATTAGCCGTTACAACAATCTTTGGATGATTGACCGAAACAGATGGGGCAATCACATTGATTGTCGAAAACGCCAAATTGACAGTAATCAGATCACGCTGCGCCAACGTAGACATCGGCCAATGCTTCCCCCGATACAAATCTCTCAACCGGCGCCAAGTCTCATCGTACTGCTCTTCCTCACGCCAGCGACGAGACGTATTCAACCGATCCTGATACTCCTCATGGAGATCCGACCGACTCTTTCTCGCCATCAGAATGTCGCCTTCTCAGGAAGTTTCTCAATATTGCGACCCTGCGACTTCGCCTCAGCAAACGTCTTTCGTTCACGTTCGCTGTTGGTCAAACCCTTTTCGTCGTCGGGCAGCAGGGACTGTATGCCTGTACCAGCATTGATCTTGACGGTCAGCAACTTCTGACGCCAAAGCCACAGATCCTGCAACTCGGCAATGCCGACATCGCCCCGTAGCCCACGCGTATATGCGACGAACTCCTCGAACGACGCTTCGGGCGGTAAAACCGCCACGATCAACCGGCGTTGTGGCCGCGGTAATTCGGCTGCTTCGCAGCAGGCTCAACCTTGCCAGTGATGCCATGCTGATTCTTCGGCGTTTCACGATCCGTGATCTCACCAAAGCCGCCGGTCTGATTGGCGTACTTCGGATTGGTGCGCCGCTGCTTAGGCGACTGAGGGCCACCGGGCCTCCAAATCGGGTTTGCCGACACAGACGAACCACGCTCCATACGGTTGTTCTGGCCTGTGCGACCGTCAACCGTTTCGGTACCGTTCGTATGCGAAACAAAATTCTTTGCCATTAGGCGTACTCCTCCTGTTTGAGATGCCTATACACTGTCAATGTGTCCCACGAATCCCCCGACCGCCCAACAAAAACGGGTCACGGTCGTCTGGTTCTCGTAAAGCCAACCGTTTGAACCAGTCTACAGTCCAGTAATCATCGACCTTTTGGACAAACTCGGGCGCATACGCATACTTTCGCATCTGATTCGCCAACGCCAACGCAATCACCCGATCATCATACGGCGACCCCGACATGCTACCCCGCTCAGTACGCACAAATGTCCGCAACTCCGCAAACGTACCCTCATCAAACAGCGTCAACTCACCCGCACGCAACGCCATGCCCAAATCGTCAATCAACAACGGCTTCGAAGTTCGCGTCGTTCGCCACCCAAACTCCTGAGACACACGCGTCGTCGCCTGATTCAACGACCGCTTCCTAAACAAATTCGGATACCCCAACTGACGCAGCACTGTCAAAGTCGTCAAACCATGATTGTTTGACTCCACGCAACACAACGCATCCCGATACCACAACCCAATCGACAACACTTCCTCCGCCAACTCATCAGGCGGAATATGCCCATGCCATATTGCCGCCTGCTCCCCCGTGTTCAAATCCAACACCTGAACACACGAATAATCGCCATGACTCAACCCCTCAGACGTATCAACCCCCAAAACATACCCATGCTGCGGATTCGGATCCCTCCACACCTCAAACACGAAACTCCACCGCCCGATCCGAAACACGATGCAAATACCCGACACGACCCCGACAAACCGCCCCAGCCAACTCTGACAGGGAGTCCAAATCAAACACAGGGTTACCCGACTTTACAAACGCCTCCTCCGCAGAAGACGGATACTCCTGAGCCAACTGCCAAGGCAACATCGCCTCCCGCTTCGACTCATACCACTCCTNNCCCCGATCCTCCGAAGCAGACCACGGAAAAAACATCGGCACAAAATTGTTCGACCCCGTAGAAGCCCCCACCCACAACTGATGAAAGAAATTGCCCGAACCATTCGCCGTAGACAAACCAATAATGCGGCCACCCACATCCGCCACCGGCTCAATCGAAGACCACGCCTCCTCAGGATTCGGCAAAAACGCCCACTCATCCACCACAATCAACGTCGCCGACTCACCACGCGCCGGATCCGACGCGGAAGGCATCGACGTAATCTGCGATCCGTTGTCGAACACCATGCGTTGCTGGTGTTCGACCAGCGACTGTGGCCCCCGTTCCACCATCCACTTCGGTAGATGCGAAGCCCCGTATTTTGTTTTCTTCAACAAGAGAACCGCTTCACGCTCCGTGCGTGACAGGTCGATAACATTCTGATCGGGATGAAAGAACGCCAGCCAGAACTGGTGGGCTGCAACCAGCGTTGTCCAACCAACCTGACGGGCTTTCAACGTCAGNCTATAACGATCTGAGGTCCATCGGTCCAATGCGGTGGATTGGGCTTCGCGTAAACCAAACAGGATGCGGCCTTGTGCGGGATGCGCGATGTGCCAATACTTTTCAAGGAAATACTTTTCGTTCCGTTGACAGCGGCGCCATTCAGCCTCCTGCCTCAGTTCCCCCAGCCGACTCATCGAAACAACTCACTCTCGCCAATGGCTGGGATTATCGTCCAAAAAGCGTTCATAATCGCCAACCTC